TTCCAATTTTCTTTAACTTCATCAGTTATACCACTTAAATTACCAATTTGTACTGGCTTCCCATCTTTCATTGCACCGAGTTTGAGTGAGCCTGCCCATCCAAAGAACCAATTCTTTGTAACTGGAATGACTGGGGCGCCTTCTTCATATGCTTGATAGATTGTCTTATGTTCTTCTCTAAGATATTCAGGTTCAAGGACTTTTGTATCAGTAAGTTGATTAAACCAGTATGGCCATGTTTCTATTTCTTTACCCGTGTAATCTTGGGTTGGAGGGTTAGCTCCAATTATAAAGCAATCAATTGTATCTTGAAGCTCTTTTTTAACTTTAAGACATTGTTTCGATGGTCTTTTACCTGGCTGATAAATAGAATCTTGCTCTGTAATAACTACACCCTCGCCGCCTTCTGCAAGTACGTTTTGAAGATGTTTCCATAACTCTTTTCCTCTATAATAATGTGCCCATTCGACATAAGGAGAATTATATTTTTTTTCATAATCACCTAAACATAAAAAACGGTCCACCGCTTTCATATTAAGATATGATTCTCCTGCATCAGATAATATATCAAATATATAATAGTGTAATTTATCTTCTTCTTTTTTTTGTCTAGCAATTGCTTTATTACAAAGACTATTCATAATCGCACTAGTACTTGTTGCCATTTCTTTTCTAGGTAAATAAAGTTCTCCAAGCAAACAAGTTCCATTTGGCAACTGTTCTAAAAACGAATGTAGGTGTGGCACCCATTCATATTTATCTAAATATATTTTTTTAACACTTTTACTACGTCCTCGTAGAAAACAATTACCATCTTCATCTTTTAAAAATAGATAAAACGCACCGTCCTTTTTGGTTGACCCTAGCCACTCGTTTGAAAAAATGCGATTCATAGTGATTTCTCGAATTTTTTCAGTATCCCAAGTTTTTGGTGGCGCATAATATTTTTGTATTTCAAGATTAAAAAAGTCGATATTATTTACATATCCTTTCATAAATTACATTTCTCCTTTAAATAATTCCAGTCTATTTTATCCATATCAGAATATGGTATTTCAATCAAAGGAATGTTATTTTTTTTGCAATATTGTCGTTTTATATTATCTCTTTCTTGAGTTGCTTTAAAAGCTTCTTCTCCACCAAACCATTCTACAGAACGCTCATGCTGTGTTCCTTGAAATTCAATCAAACATTTAATATTAGTGTCTGTAAATATCGCAAAATCAAATCTTAATTTAACCCCTTGCTTTGATTTACAATCTTCAAAGCTGTATTCTCTAATAAAATCAATATGGTGGTCAGTTAGTAGTTGGTTGATTCTTGTTTCTCCGTAAGAAGACTTTAAACATCCGCAAGATTTTGTTTCGCCCGAGGTTAGATAAGAATGTATAACATCTACTTCGTTGCCGCAATTTAAACATTTACAATGCCAAATTGTTTTTTTCCATTTCTTTTCACCGGTTGGATATAATGGAACCAAGAAGCCAAAGCGTTGTCCCGCAATATCTTGGAAATTTGCTTCATGAGCCCTTCTTCGTTGTAAACAGCCACACGATTTTGTTGCTCCACTTCTTAAATGATAACCTTCAATGGATTTAATGTTACCGCAATCACATTTACATATCCAGTAAGCCCGATGCCCATGCCCCTTAGGCTTGGTTTCATCTCGATATAGCACAGTTAATTGACCAAACCTTTGTCCTGTCATATCTATTATAGCCATTATTCTACCTCCTTATCCTATTATTAAGTAGAAAATAAGAATAATAACTCAATAATTGTGCACCAAAATGTGCACCATTTATCATTCTTCCGGAGCTTCTTTTGCATTATTGTCAATATAATTCAGAATCATCCGAGCTTCTTCTTCCATGTCCTCAAGACTACCTTCATTATCATAAATCATATCATACATCCATTCTTCAACGCAATCATCAGCATGATTTCCATACACCTTATATACGCTCGGGCGCCGTATAAGTAAAGTAAAAGCATTATAATCTTTTACAAACCTTTCAATATCATCTGGTTCACGCGCATGGATAAAAATTATAAGGTCATCGGTTGTTTGATTCTTCATTTGGGTAAGATGCTTAATTGCATCAATTCTCCATTTAATAGAATCATAAGGACCATCATTATATCTTTCCCAAGCATCTTTGAGGTCGCTGAGAAATCTTCGTGCTTTATCAGTTTTTTCTCCATGCCAGTCAAAGTAACGAGCCTGAGTTTTAACTGCATCAATCATTGAAATATTGTGGATTGAATTAGGTCTAATTCGTTGACAAGTTTTTACGAACTCATCTTTACCAACTCTTCCACTACCGTTAATTACAATTACTTTCATTTATACCCACCCATAATATTCATTATTTATTTTTCCGAAATAAGACTGAGGTAGTTTGTAAAAATCAGCAATAAAACTCATAATGATATAGATAGAGGTTCTACTCTCATATGGTATATCTTCGGCGCGGGAGCGACTTAAATAACGAAGATTTTTACGTTGCTTCCGTCTTTTCCACTTCATTTTAACATACTTCCAAAATGGCATTTGCAAATACATTGGTTCTCTATTCATATCTGCTACAATCGCCGCCACATTAAAATAAAGTCGGTCCCAGTCATTATCTTCTTGAAAATCCCAAAGAATAATTTTTCCACAACGTTGGCGTTCGACTATTACATTTGACAATATTGTTCCAACTACTTCATCATACGTCGGCATTTCATTTTTGAACTCGTCCATAAATTCCTCCTTTTTTCATTCTATATATATTATATCAAAATTTTAGAGATTTTTCAAATTTGGAGAGAAAATTTGATTTATTTTAAATTTTATGGTATTTGCGCGTGCGCGCCTGCGTGCGCCTGCGCGCGATATATAAATAGGAAGATTTTTGAAAATTAACTGAATGATGCTCTTCAGTGACGCCGGCGCTGAAAACATATCAAAAACAAATTTGCAAAAATTTCAAATTTCATGTATAATTATAATATAAAATGAAGAAAGGAGAAAATAAATGGCATATAATTTTAACGCAATGAGTAATGCTGAACTTGAAGAGTTACAAGAGGAAATAAAGAATGAATTGAAATATCGTTCAGAAGCTTTTTTAAATCGAGCTTTAAGTGATGTAGCTACTCTTGTTCAAGAGTGGAGTGATAAAAAGGTTTACTTCTATATAATGGATAATGAGGACAATGAAATTCCTATCTATCCAAGAGAAATTCGTGCAAGAAGGGAGTGGATATAATGGAATATACTAAAAATTCAGACCCTAACTACTTCGAAGACAATTTCGAATATGCTAATTGTGGTAGTTTTGCCTTCAATGTAGAAGAATGGTATGACCCAGAAGCAGCTTTTATTTTAGACGTTGGTCATATCGACGACTGGATGATAGAAATGGTTGAGTCTGGTTATAGTTGTGATGAAGTCGCAGACATATATGCAGAGAGTTTAGCTGAATCTGTCATGCGCGACTTTGAGGGTGAGGTTCGTGAAGTTTCCTATCCGACCGAAATAAAATCCAATGAAGAACTTATAGCTTTTCGTGGCTATTGTCGATATGAAAACGGAGAAGATTGGGTTCCAGACTACGACTTCCATTTCAAGGTTCTTCGTGATGGAATTTGGCAGGAAAAATGTGGTCATTATCCCGTTAAGTTCTGTACAGAAGATGATTGGACTTATATGACTCGAACCTATAATAGTGAGACTATTTATTTTGCACATCGGATAGACTGAAAATTTGAAAAATTTACAAAATTCATATATAATATATATATAAGGTTGAGAGATGAATATTAATGAGTTATATGAAAAAGCGATGACCCAAGAATATCTTTATTCTATTTGTCAACACGAATGTGATGGCATGAGTAATTGTAAGATGTTTGCAGAAGGTAATGATATAGGTTGTCTTAAATCCTATTATTACTATCTTGGTCTTATTGAAAAAAATGAAAAGTTAAAATTTGAAAAAGTTTAAAAATTCATATATAATATATATATAAGGTTGAGAAATAAAATCGACTTTAGATATGAGAGGGCGGTGTTCGTTTCCTTTCTTCCGCCCTCTCTCGTTGCTAACGTAATCGCGCCAAGTTAATCTTGAAGGTCTCAAGCCCTTGTAAAGCGGGAGAGCGTTAGTAATCTAGAGAACTAACAATGGTCGTAGAACACGCGACAACCGACCAGGTGAACAAATGTGCTGGATAAGGATTTGTGGTTTGCTGACCTTAAGGCTTAGTCAATGGTTGAAGACTTGGATGTGCGGCACCGTCCCCTAAAAGCGGAGATACCACTAATTTTAATGGCTTCATGTAAGTGCCTCCTCGTGGCGAAGCTGGATTCGACTAAACTTACAAAGTACCTTGGAGGATAAAATATGATTATATATAGTGAACTTACAGGAAAACAGTATAAGACTGTTGAGGATTGTGTTGAAGCTGAAAGAAAACTGAAAGAAGAAATTCAGAAAGAGAAGGAAGCTCGGCGCAAAGAGAAAGAAGAACTGCGTAATCAGATTGAGAAAACATATAAGGCAATCGTTACAAATTGGATTGACTATCTTGATTTACTTGAAAAGGCTGAATATAGTGTAAATGACTTAGAAGATAAAGCTATTTTATTTGTGGAGATTATTAACGATGCAGAAAAGCGAAAAGAAAAAGATTTTAGAAACTAGATTGAAGATGATTAAAGCCAGAGGAAAGCACGAAGATTGTCCTGGGGTAGTAAGGAAGTTGGAACGACAGATTAGGAATTTGGAGAGATAAATTCTCTCCTTTTTTTATTTGTAAATTTGAAATTTTAAGAAAATTTTGATATAATTATTATAGAATGAAAAAGGAGAGAAATATGATTTTAGTTACTGCAGACCCTCATGGGGATTTAACAATGGAAAAGTTGAAACGTTTACGGCGCGAGTGTGAACAAGGACGTCGTCATATGACTAAAGATGATTACGTTCTTATCTGTGGCGATTTCGGTTTACTTTGGAATTATGAACCACTTGGGCGCTGTATAGGTTCAAACACTACAGATTGGTGTTGGGCCGAAGATGAAATTAAGTTGTTTGAGTGGTATAATAGCTGTCCTTGGACCACTTTGTGGGTAGATGGAAACCATGAGAACTATGACCGTCTTCAAACCTATCCTTTCTCTGATTGGCACGGCGGCCGTGTACAAAAGATAAGTGATTCAATTATCCACTTGATGCGTGGAGAAATCTATGAAATTGAAGGACACACTTATTTCTGTATGGGTGGCGCGATGTCAACTGACCGAGGTTATGCAACAGGTACAGAAAAGTATGATATTCATAAGTGGTGGTGGCCGCAAGAGCTTCCTTCAAGTGCAGAATGGGAGAATGCATATAATCATCTTGAAGAAGTTGGCTGGACAGTAGATTTCATTATTACTCACGATGCGCCGGTGGGTGTAACAATGCAGACGAGACTTGGCTATCGAACAAGCGAAGTCAGTAATAATCTTGAGACGATTCGAGTAAGTACAGACTTTATCCATTGGTTCTGTGGACACTTACACATGGATGAGCGTTACGGGAAGGTTTCAATTCTTTATAGAGATATAGTTGATGTAGAAGATTTCTTAGGAGAAAATTTATGGCAGTTCTAAAAGTTGATGAATGGCAAGGCGGTTCGAAAAACTGGTATGTGGCTGACGTCCACACATGGACAGGTTGGCGCGAATGTGCTGACGTACTTGGCGCCGAGTCGCTTGAAGACTACATAGAAATACTTGAAAAGAAATATAAAGCAACAGTTCATGGAACGATTGGGGTTAAAGATAATGAACCTGCAAACGTGATGTTCAGCTGGGCGCCGAATGAGTATAAAAATGCTCATCAATTTAAACTTGATGTGAATAGAATTGCGCGTAAGAAAGGTTATACGGTGGAGTAAATGAGTCGCAGTTATAAGAAAAATCCAGTTGGCAAAGATAACGGTGATAAGAAATCAATGAAACGCTTCGCCAATCGTACAGTGCGCCGGCGCGTTAAAAATGACGAAGATATGCCCGCGCGCCTTCAGCATAAGAAGATGACAGAAAGCTATGATATTACTGATTACAAGAATCGTATGACCCGTGAAGAGGCTATTGTATGGTATAACGACGATTCAAAACATAAGTCAGAGAAATTTAAAAAGCGTTATCCAACTCTTGAGTCTTGGCTCAAATATTGGGATAAGTGTTATAGGAGAAAGTAAATGAAAAATATAGGTTCAATTGAGTTTTGGCTTAGAGATGATAGAGATATTGAATATAATGAATCAGTAGATTGCATTTGGCAGCTTTATGGAGAGGAAGAAGATGAAATACTCTCTATTGAAAAATATCATGACCTTTGTAAAAGTTTTGCTGCAGCTATGGGATTTGCAGAATCCACTATAAATGAGTGGTTTGGAAGCCATTAATTTGAAAATTTTTGAATTTTCTGATATAATATAAATAGAATTAAAGAGAGGAGATTTTCTATGAGTATGAGTCCGTTTTTCTACATAGAAATATATAATAGAAAACTTGGTCAATGGGAAAAGTTTGATGTATATACAAGAAACGAGAAAGATGAATTGGCGCCAGTAGACCTTTGGTGGTGGAATGGAACTCATGAATTGTTTTCAGTTCTTGAGTTTGAAGAGACTTATGATTTCCCCGTTTTTACTTCACTTCATGAGGGTCTTCCGATGGACGTATCTAATGAAATGCAGAAGAAGTTCGAAGAACACTGTGATAGTGAGACCGATTATGTACCAGAAGTTCATTGGTTTAATTTAGCTGATGCTCTTCTTTATCTTCGTGATAATAAGACGGTAGAAGATGCTGACGCAATGGAAAAGGAATGGATTGCCAGAGATGTAATGTGGGAAGATGTATCAAAGCATTATATGGAAAATCCGCTTCAGTCACTTATTAATAGAGTAAATTGTTTTCTTGAGCTTGCTGATGATTTGAGATATTGGGAGCTTAGTCCTTCTGAGGTAAGAACTATAGGATGGATACACAGATAGAAATTAAATGTTTATGCTGTGGGCGCCCGCGCGTAGTAGAGCCGAAAACAATTTATGCTTATATATGTAGTGACTGTACAAAGAAGTTAAAACAAGAATTTGAAGAAAAAAATAAATTAGCTCCCTACGGGCCTCTCAGCGATGCATAAAGACGTAGGGCCATTTGAAGGTTCGTTTTATAGATATTCATCACCTCAAGCGGAAAATCTATCGAGGGCTCAGCGCTGGGTCCCACCACCTGTGGCGTTACGACGGGGAACTCAAGGGGAAGTCCCCTTCAAGGGCGGGTTGTGCCGCCTAAAGACCTCGCATGAGCATACTATCGGCTGCGTCCGCGCAATGGATAGGCAATAGGGCGGGGCACTTGTGGAGCATTGACGTAATGGTATCGTAGTAGATTGCTAATCTATCCAACCGTAAGGTTGTACAAGTTCGATTCTTGTATGCTCCGCCACATCTTTAGCAAAAAGACAGATGTAAAAAAGATGTGCGGTTAACTGACCTTAAAGTTCTTCATAGGTGGAGAAGTATTAAGACTCGCTTAAGACAATAATGTGATGCTCAGAAACAGAGAACCTGGTGGGGACACTAAGGAGAGACACCTTTTGAGCGGCTTAGCAGACGTGCGGCGTAAGATACTCATAAACAATCGTTGCAACCCCTGGAGCACAATCGTGTGATTGAGCAAAGCGCTGGGTTGAGACCGGCTTTGTGACTGCACACCCTATGGAGTTTATAAATATAACTTGGCGCCGGTTTGTAGGGGTCTGTACGGGTAAACGTAGGGTTATATTTATACGGCGCCGGGTCGTAAATTTTATGGCTCGGGCGCCGAATACGTAAGACTTCTAAAATTTGAAAAATTCTAAAAATTTTAGTATAATATATATAGAAAGTTGAAGAGAGGATTTAAAAAGTCCACTTAGTAATACAAGAACAAATATAAAGGAGAAAACTAATGTTTAAGTCGTATGCATGGAATTTGAATAGAGAAGATAAGGTTATCGTAGATAGCCTGATTTCATGCGCCCCTATTACAGGTAAATTTTATAGGGATACAGGGGTAATACCGATTTAGCATTATACTCTTTATAGGTATAGTAGATTAGCGGTATTACTCAAAGTGGGTAATACCGCTTTTTAATTATAAATGTGGTGCGTTGGAGAAGTGACTTAACTCACAGCCCTTTCACGGCTGCATTCATCGGTTTGAATCCGATACGCATCACCAT